CGTGAAGCCCGAGAGTGTCGGCGACGCTGTAACGCGCTGGAAGTCGGGCGACATCCATGCCTGCTCGATGTACGAGAGCAGAGTCGAAACGGAGGCGCGGCGCGCGTCGCCGTTGCTTGCAGAGTACACCGGAATCTGATCGGACCCCGTGAGCTGATTCAGTGAAGCGAGCTGGTTAATGGTCGGCATGTCGAGTCCTTATTCGTAGTCGATCGGCGCGTCGTTGCCCGCGAGAAGCGGCTCTACGGGTGGCGGAAGGAACGGGTCGCCCTGCCACGTCCACGGCTTGTTGCCTGCGCCTGCGGGCATCGTGCGCGGGAACTGCTGCTCCTGCGGCATCGCAGCGCGCACTAGGATCGTGTTGTACGCTTCGCGCGCGGTGGCCATCGTCGCGGGCAAGACCTGTTTGCCGTAGCTCGGGGCGATGCGACACGCGAGGTTCGTCACGATCGCTTCGTTGGCGCGGTCGGGAACGGCAGTCTGGGAGTCGAGGTCGCTCTGCTGCGGCGAGAGCGGCAGCGGGTAGCCGAGGCGGATGCCGCGCTCGTTCCACTCGGCCATCATGCCGTCGAGGCGACGCAACGCCGTCTGGAGGTCTTGCGGGGTCGAGTTGAACACGTAATCGGCAAGGCCGATCTCGGTCAGCGCCGCCTCGATGTACTGCCGCTTCGTGTAGCCCATAGGTTAGCCTTTCAGCGCTTCGTCGATGCGCTCTGCAAGCGTCTTGTCGCTCCAACGCTTGTCGACCTTGATGCCGAGTTCGGCGGCCTTGCGCTCCATCTCGTCGCGCGTCGGTGGCGCGTTGTCGTCGCTCACGTCGAGCGCGGGCGCGTCAGCAGCAGCGACGGACACGGGAGGCTGAGCGGGCTTCGGCGCAAGTGCGTCGGCCTTGCTCGTGCACCAGCCTTCGGCGACGCGCTTGGCGACGAGGTGCGGGGCCTCATTGCGGTATTCGAGCCCGTGCTTGGTCTTGCGGTAGACGAGGGGCATCTCACTTCCCCTTCTTCGGCGCAGCCTTCGGCCCCTTCGACGGCTTGCCCGCCTTCTTCGCGGCGGTGCGCGCGGTGTTCAGCGCAACGGCGACGGCCTGCTTCTGCGGCATCCCGGCCTTCATCTCCTTCGAGATGTTCTTCGACACAGACGCCTTCGAGTATCCCTTGGTGAGCGGCATGGCGGCATCCTAGCACGACGCAAGAAAAAAGAAGGGGCGACCGAAGCCGCCCCAACTTTTCTCGCTCAGCGATTGCTCACTGGTCGAAGAGCAGGATGCCCGCCATCTCCGGGTTCAGGAGAGCCGTGCCGAAGAGCACGTCAACGCGGTAGTTCGTGAGGCTCGTCGAGATGGCGAATTGCTTCTGCATGACGACCTCGATGCCCTGGTCGGTCGACGCGCGCATGACCGCGACACCGGCGTTCTCGGGGATCGCAAGGCGACCTGGGAGAAGCTCGATCGCCGACTTGTGCCAGAAGCAGTTGTAATCGGCGGTCGTGGTGTTGAGGAAGGTGATCGCGGCAGCAGCGAGGCCGACGCCAGCGCGCTCGCAGTTCTTGTACTGAAGCTCGGCCTCGGTCGGCGCGTTGTCGGCGCTGATGATCGGCGGCGTGATGACAACCGTGTTCGCAGCGCCAACGCTGACGACGCGGAACGTCTTCGGCTGGCCGGTCGGCTGCTTCGTGATGAGATGCACCGCCTCGATGCCGTCGACGGTGAAGGCGTCGCCCGCCACCACGCCGACGTTGCTCGAAAGCGTGATCGTCTGGAAGCGGTTGTCGACGTTGAGAATGCCAGCGACGCCGGTGTTCGTCGCGAGCGGAACGTAGTTGACGTTGCCGCCAGCGTTGAGCGTGTTGACGGTGAGAGCGCCGCCAGCGTAGGCCGTCTTGCGAAGCGCGTAGTCCTGCTTGTACGTCTCGAAGCTCGACACCATCCCGACGTAAGCGCGCTCAAACGCCTTGTCGGAACGGTTGTTCGCGCCGAAGGAGCGCGTCGTGCCGACGACGTTACCCGCAAGGCCGTTGTAGCTGCGCGAGGAGAGCGAGAGGTAGCGCGAATCGCCAGGGACGCCGGTCTCGTTCATGAGCGAATCGCAAAGCGCGATGTCGTCGAACGAGCCCGCCGGGGTGCCGGTCGTGACGACGAGCGAGCCGAGGGCGGTCGCCGTCTGCATCACCGCGACGTTGATGTCGGAGGCGAGCTTCTGGTTCGCGCCCTGAGCGAGACGGCCCTCTTGAAGCGCGTCGCGAAGCTCGGTCGAGGTCATGCCCCAAGCGACGGTCTTGAGGTTCGTGATCGACGCGGGCACCGTGAGCGGCGTCTTATCCGAGAACGTAACCGGGGTGCCGGGAACGCTCGTCACGCTCGGCATGATGTACGGCTGCGGACGCCAGACCGTTCCATAGTTCGGCGAGACGCTCGTCGGCATCGCGGTCGTGCGGGCCGCGTCGGTCTGGTTGTAGTTGTAAACGTTGACGTTGCGGCTCATCACGAGCGCGTCGTTGAAGCCTTCGAGGAGTTGATCGAAGGCGACCTTTTCTTCTTTGCTGAATGAGTTTGCCATTGTCGTATTTCCTAAACTTTACTTCGTCTGCGCTCGGAGTTTCGCTTTATAGGCGATCACCTTGGTGCGATCGCCGGTCTTGTCGGCCTCTTCGTACAGACGTTCGAGAACTTGGTCATGGGAGCCGCCCGCAAGGCGAGTCGTCGACTTGACGATGACCTCGGGAGCGGCGGCGGGTTTGCGTGGGTTCACTTTCAGCTGAGTCTCCAACTTGGCGACCGCGAAGGCGAACTTCACGGGGTCTGCGATGGCCGCAAGCTCCTTGAGCTTGGCGGGGTCTTTGCCGATGGCGTAGGTGACGAGTGCAGGGTTCTCCGCGCCGCTGACGATGATGCCCTGCTGCGTGACGTTGAGCGACTCGGTGACGCTTGATTCGGCGTCCTCGTAGTCGCGCACGCGGAGGGAGGCTTTCGCCTTCCCGTAGGCGTCAAGGCGCGCTTGCCATGCCTGCTTCTGCTGCTCCTCAGATTGCTTCTGCCTCGCAGCGTGCTCGTCAGCCTGCCGCTTCCGCTCGAACCATCCTGCGAGGGCAACCTCGAACTTCTCTGCGTCGTAGTCGTGGTCTTCGAGCTTGGGTTTCGCGCCGACCGCAGGCGGTTGGTTCTCGGCCTGCGGCGTCTGTACCTTGGCTCGAAGCTCGCGCACTTCGCGCTGAAGCTCTCGCTCTCGTCGCCGAAGCTCGCGCACCCATGCGGGGGCGGCTTGCTTCGGCTCCTCGGCCTGCACCGGCTTGTCGCCGATGCTGACCTCGACCTCATCGTCGATCGCGTCTTCGTCTGCCGCTGCGGCCTCCGGCGTAGTCTCGTCGGCCTGCGATGTCTCGGGCGTCTCGCCCTCTGGCGTCTCGATCGCGCTCGTCTCTTCGGTCGTCTCTTCGGTGTCTTCCATCGTGCCCTCTGCTCGGCGATAGGCTCGCCGGGTGCCTTACGACTGCGGTTGCGGTTGCGCGGAAGTGGCTCGCGCTATCGCTTCGGCGGTCTTGATAGCCTGATCCTGTGCGGAAATGTTGACCGATGCAAGGGTCTTGACAGTTTCCGCTTTCGTCTTCTCGGAGTTCGCGATCGCGAGCTGCGTGTCGGCCTGCGCCTTCATCGCCTTCGCTTGCGCCTCTTGCGCGGCGGCTTGCAGGTAGAGCGCTTGCGGGTCGGGCTGCGCGTTCTGCGCGGCTGCGGCCATCTCCTGCGCCTCTTCCTCGGTCGGCTTCACCGCGCCCATCTGCACGAGCTTCTTGCGGAAGAACGCGCGCACGTCGGAGATGCCTTCGCCCTCGATGTTCATCATCGCGATAGATTCGAGGACGGCCTTCGTCTGCGGGTCGGAGGCAACCGCAATGAGCGGCGTGAGCGCGCGCACTGTTGCGGTGCGTTTGCTCTGCGACGATGGGCCGACTTCAACGGCCACGTCGAAGCGTGCGCGCGAGAGGTCGTTCTCCATCTCGACTGCGCCCGTGTTGCCGATGGTCGGCTTCAGCAGCTCGACGGCAGACGCGCCGCCTTCGGCGTCGACGGTCTTCATCGTGCGGCCCTCTTCGACGTAGACCTCGCGGGCCATGCCGAGCCACACTTCGCCGCAGCGCTTCATCGCCTTCGCAAAGTTCGAGACGTAGATGAAGGTTTGCATGTCGAGGCGTTGCTGCACGGCGGTGACCGTCTCCGCGGCCACGTTCGCGCGCACTTGCTCGCCTGCCTCGGCGTTGCCGAGCACGTCGCGCATGTCCTGCTCGGCGATCTGAATCAGCGCCGCGAGCGCGGGCGGAACCTGAGGCGGCTTCGTGTAGCCGAGCGGCCCCGAGGGCGCTTCCGAACCGTCGGGGTTCGTGATGCGGTTCAGCAGCAGATACGGGAAGTTGCGCAGGTTGTCTTGCTCCCACATCCATTGATGGCCCGCGACCTGCTCAGGGTCGAAGAGCGGCTTCTCGACGGATGAG